ACCTCATATAGAACCTATTTCTAATAGAGATTCATCTTTATTTCAAACAGATCCTATTTTACTTCCAAATATTTCTTTCAAGATGATGTGGAACGCAAATATTTCTTTGAATACAAAGAAAGCAATATGGAAATATTTACAAACATTTTGTGTTTTGATGATAACTGCGGAATCAGAAGAACAAATGAATGATGTGATTCAGCAAATTGAAGGAGGAGAAAAAGTTACTGATAAAAAAACAGTTTCAAGAATGAAATTATTGAAAAAATTAAATGCTTCAATAGAAGAAAACTCTGTTAAAGAAGATGATGTGAGTGGAGAAATGGAAGATATGGGAAAAATGTTTGAAAATACGGGGATTGGACGAATCGCAAAAGAAATTACTGAAGATTTAGATATTGAAGGAATGATGAAAGATGGAGGTGGTATTGAATCAATTATGAATCCAAATACAATGTCAAAACTATTTCAAAGTATTTCATCGAAAATGGGAGATATGGGAGGAGATGGATCCCAAGATTTGGTTTCAGAAGCATCTAACATATGTGAAACAATGAAAGGAAATCCTATGTTTGAATCAATTATGGGTCTTCAACAATCTATGATGGGAAATATGATGGCGAATCCACCACCGAATCCAGCAAATTATTCAGATACATCTCATAATTCAAGTCAAACAAGAGAAAGACTTCAAAAGAAATTACAACAAAAACAAAAGAAACAACAAGTTGAGAATGTTCCTGATGTTGACTAAGTTTTTAATTAATATTATTTTATAAATATAATAGTATATATGACAACTCCTTTGTGGGCAGATTCACCCTCTATACTTTATGAAAAAAAGTATATCTTTGAAATATTACCACACAAAGATTTTGATTTTAACCGGAAACTCAATAGTTTATTGAGATTATCTGTAATGTATTCTTTAATAATTTTAGCATTTGATAGGAAAAAAGTATCTCATATGTATATTCCATTTGTGATAGCGTTAATTACTTATGTAATGAGTCGTAAATATAAACCCACTCAAATTGATAAAGTTCAAAAAGATTTGATGGATGAATCTTATCTTAATGGAATCACGGGTGAAGAATTAATTGAAGAAAAAAATATAGAATTAGTGAAAGAATTATCATCTTCTTGTCGGGCACCCACAAAAGAAAATCCTTTTATGAATCCCAAGATTTCCGATTTTAATACAAAGAATGATACCAATGATGTCTGTTTATCTTATAATAATAAAGGGATTCAGAAAAATATAGAAGCTCATTTTAATGAAGATTTATATCAAGATGTGACAGATATTTTTGGAAAAAATAATTCTCAAAGACAATTTTTTACAGTCCCCGGAAGAACTATACCCAATGATCAGGGTGGATTTGCGAGGTGGTTGTATGGGACTCCACCGACTTGTAAAGAAGGGAATGGGGTTCAATGTGCTGCGAATCAATACGGAGTTGCGAAAGGTCCGGGTTCTACTTGAAAAAAAATATATTCATAATATATAAATATGACCGAAGTTCAACAAAATACTTTTGTAGAGAGTGGATATCACGGTGCTTTAAATGTAGATTTCCCCTTAGAAAGACTCCAGAAGTGTGGAACCAATGAAATTGATGATAATTTTAAATTAGAAGTAAAAGCTTCCTTAAAATCGGATGTTCCAGTTATTAATCGCGAAATAACTCAGAGTTTTGGTCCTGGATTATATCATTTAGATAATACATACAGTTGTGATTGTAATTTAAAAAATGTAAATCAGATCCGTTTAAGTCAGCCGGGTATTCATATATCTGGTGTTGGAAAGGGATGGACGGGACACAATGGTTGTGAAATTGACAAAGATTCAATGGCTCGTTTCTCGGAATTAACTGATAAACGATACATTCGTCAACTTCCTCAACTTCAGAATAATGGTTATTTTGGAAAAGGACCCCACGATGTGGATGCTGAATCTGTTATCCAGTCAGGAAACTTTACAACTACTCAGAAACCGTGTGGACCTTTATCGGGATCATCAACACTTCCTTATTCAATCACTCCAATGATTGATAGATTACAATCGGAAGTTCAAGATCCCAAACACATTATTCCTGAAGATTCAATGAAATCATGGATTCGTGGTGGTCTTCCTTCTCGTCAAATGGCTCGTAATGCGGATTACTTAGATAGATGTCAGCAAAAAATAGAGAAACAAGTTTCGGGACAATAAATTATATATGTTATAATATAATTAAAGATGTCTAAAATATTACCACAAGTTGAAAGTAATAGTGCTACGATTGAACCTGGGATGTATTTTCAAAACCCCCTTCAACTAAGAAATGAAACTATTTATCCGTGGGCTCCAACAACCATTATTCAAAAATCAGGAGCATCTATTTCAGCAGAAAGGCCATTGGTAGATGTTAGTTCTGATTTATTAAATATTGTTAGACCTTTATCGAAAGATCCAACTTTACAACATATGGGACCCGATCCTGAACATCCTTTAACTCATTTAAAAGATGGATTTTTTCATCAAGAAAGTTCATTATTAACAAATCCTCCTTTATTTCTTCGCGGACAAACAAAAAGCAGATGGGAACATTTAATGATTGATCCACAAGCTAATGCGATTGAACCATTTCTTAGAAATGGAGTTGATACCTATTTAGATGTTATGGATAACTTTAAAGAATGTCCCCAACCTAAAAATTGATTTTAATGTATTTTTAATTTACTAATTCATGATTTTGTATTTTAATTTAGAGTGGTTTGAGAAACGACCTCACTTGATTGAAATAACAACAACTCCCCCTCAAAAAATAACCTTTCAATGTCAATTTAAAAGTAATTCTGAAACAAATGTTATTGTTTGTGGAAACTTTTCCGAGATGGAAGAGTATATCTTTCCTAAAAATCATTCATATACAAAACCTCAGTATTTACTATCTCATTTACAAAAAGCGGTCCGTCGCATGGAATGTATGAAATCAATTAAGACTGCGAAACATTTACTTGATTTAGATCCTCAATTATTCCTAAGAAGATTACCTATTATTATGATGGAAGACGTTCAACTTCATCCATCAATATCTATAGTTATATGGTTAATGATCGCTGTATCTAAAAAATATACATTGAAGCAACCTCAGATAAAATGGTTACTCGGAGTTGTTTATTCAATCTCCAATGATGAATCACCCGTTACTGATTACTCAAAAATAGAAGGATTCCAAGAATGGGATATGGATTCTATCTCAAAATCAACAAACACATTATTGTATTCTTTAAGATTCCGTCAGAATTATGGAGGTATGAAAGGAGATTTACAAATGATAGAAGATTATATTCAAAAACTATTAACCGATGAAATTACATTATCAACAAATAAAATACCCGTTCTTCATATTAACACGATTCAACCTTTGTCAAAAAAAGATTGGATTTATCAAGCAAATGATTTTCATTGTAATCGCTCTATTCCGAAACAAGTTTCATTCAAATATCCTAAGTTTTCACAAGAGTATTGTAAACAATTGATTTGGGAAAATAGTTCTTCATTAAATCAACGACATAATAAAACAAACAAAGTTTCCGATGATTGGAAACATATCAAACCGATTGTTAAATATTTTCAAAAAAATTGTATCTTTTATTAAAGATATACTTATTTATAATAAGAAATGGAAGAGATCTATTTAACAGATACAATTATTATTCGTGGGGACCAGATGTATTATGAAAAGGAGGAAAAAAGTATAACTATTAAACCTCATAACTGGCATAAGTATCTAAGTGATATTGGATGGATGAAGTTAAACAAAAATTGGATTCGCAAATTAAATTCTTTATTAGAGAAACCATTAAATAATTCATTATTTGGATGTTTAGATTGTGGAGGAGAAGGAGATTGTTTATTTCATTGTTTAAGTTTCGCAATGAATAATGGAAGTAATTTTCAAGATATTCGAAATCAATTATCTGAAAAAATAACACCCGAAAAGTTTCAAGAACTTATTTCTATTTATCAAGTTATAGATGAATCGGGGGAGTTTGAAGAATCTTGGGATCCTCACACAATTACATATGAAGATTTCAAAGAACTGATTATTCTTGGAGGAAATAATTATTGGGGAGATTCCTTGATGTTAAACTTACTTCAACAATTATTAGATGTTAATGTATTTGTTTTGTATAGTAATGAACTAGACAATACTTATTATAATTATCCATTATTGAATCCTTATGATAAAAAGAAACAAACAATTCTATTATTATATGAAAATGAAATGCATTTTCAACTCATAGGATATTTTTCAAAGGGGATTATGAACTACAAGTTTCAAGATTCAGAGATACCTCTTGAAATACGAAGATTGGTAAAATTAAGATAAAATATACTTTTTTTTATATATAATTATATATTACATAGTAAATGGAAGCCCTTGTTTTACTCGGTTTAGTCGGTGCTGGATATTTATATAATTCAAATAAAGAAGATCAAGTCCCTGTTACAAGTGTTTTGAATAAAGATATTATTGTTCCGAATGGTGAGAATGTTTATCATTCAGAAGCTTATGGAGATAATGATGCTTTGGTAAGAAAGTTAGCAAAAGATAAGTTTGATAAATCTCAAAAGAAAAATCCCAATGTGATTAATTTACAGAATCTACAAGATCCAGCTGCGAATAATCAGGAAGTAGAAAACTTTGAAAATTATACATATAGTTCAGCCAGTGGAACATTTGTTCCTCAAAACTCATTTATGAAAAATGATCAAGGGATTGGTGTGGAACCCTTTTTCTCAAATTCTCCTCCGAATGTTAATTTAGATGATCCAAGGAGATTAAATACATTACAAGGAGGAAACGATTTCTACCAAGCAAAACGCGAAATAACACCGATGTTTTCTCCCGAAGAAGGTAGAACCAATGTTTTCGGTGCTAGATTCGGTAAAGGTATGGGCGATCAAGCTCGTTATGTCCCAGCGATGTATAAAACCAATGAATTACCCTTTGTTCAAGAAAAAGTTCAACATATTGATGTTAAAAGTGGATTGAATAATGATGTTGGAAGAATGATTGCTGCGAAAACAAACATAGACACAATGAGAACTTTAAATAATCCTAAGTTAGTCGCCGAAGGGAGAATCATCAAAGGAGGAAGTATGGTTCAGAATCGGGAAAAGATGGGAGCTATGTTTCAACATAATCCCGATAAATATTATGAAAATACATCTGATCGTTGGACGGTTACAACTGGGGCAACTTTGAAAGATACTGGAAGACCAACTCAAATCTTACCGGAAACAAATCGTATGATTTACAATAAACAAGAAATGGGTATTGCGGGTCCTCAAGTCAAACAAGAATTACAACAACGTCCTAGTTATCGCAAATCACTGAATCAGCAATTAGCTTCTGATACAATGAGAAATTTGGGATCAGGAACTCCCTTGGTTGCAACAGATCTCCAACAAAAAGGATACAGAGCATTACCTAATGAACGAGAAGTAACTGGTTTAAGAAACTTCCAAACAAATGTGGGTGTTGAAAATACAAATCCTACATTAGGTCTTCAAGATGATCTAAAACGAACAATTCGTGAAACAACGGGACAAACAAAACAAAATGGTCATGTTCAAAATACAAGTATTAATTTAACATTGGGTCTTCAAGACGATGTTCGATTAACCAAAAAACAAACAACGATTAACTCTAAGAATAATGGAAACATTAAAGGAATCTTTGAAAAGAGCAGTGCGGGTTATGAAAAACCAGAGAATACAACTAAAGATACTACATTATTTAGTCATATGGGTGGTGGTGGTGGTCACCTTCACGGTGATATGAATAAACACAATTACATGAATGCAGAAACAAATCCAACCAAAGAAATTATCGCTCAAGGAAGAGAACCTACTTTGAATAATGCCAAGGTTTCCAATG